ATCTTTTTTAAATCTCTAATTTCTTTTTTTAATTCTTTTTCTGTTGACATTACGCACTCCTCATTCTTTCTGCTAAATGATTAATTCTTTTAACTATACCTTTTGTTTCGCTTCTTCCTAATTTACTATCAAGTAATTCATCAGCTGCTGTATTGTAATCTTTTTTTCTTAATGCTGCTCTTAAATTTTTCCACATTAATAATTTTGGTAAACCCATCCAAAAAGAAAGTTCGCAACAGATTTCAAAAGCTAATTCACTAATATCATTTTCACTTATAAATTTTCTAGCATCATCAATAGCTACATTTAAATCTGTTGTAAAAATAACATCAACATCAGTATTAGTTAATTTTTTAGTAATTAAATGTTGCTCATCATGTCTTATTAAATGTCCTATGGCTGTTGACCATAGACCTTTCGTGTCCTTATAGGCTGAATACCTAATACCTTCCGATTTTGTAACTTCTCTACGCAATCTAACTATATTCATTTCTTACTCCTTAAACTTGGTAACATTTCTTGTATTATATTAGCAATATCTATAAATAAAACTTTTAATAATCCTATATGTATTTCTAAATGACAATTCTCATTAAAATTGTCTATTTCATCTTTAGTGCAAGTTACTCTTATCTTGTTGCCTATTCTAACTATTCTCATATATAAATATTTTTATCCCAACTACCATCGTTATTCAAGACCATTGGCACAATATATGGAATACCTTCTGTAATTACACCACAAGAAAGAACAGGCTTTGCTAAATTGACTTTCATATATGCCATAGCTAGAGATTTTTTATCTACTAAACAACCTACACTCATTCCCCAATTTAAATGAAAATCATTAGCTATGTAGGAAATAGAACTTGAACAATGATAGTGGCCCTGCACACACGACATTGCTGATTGTTTAACTGCCTTAGATATATCTGCTGATAATTGATGAGCAAACATTATTCTACCTTTATCCGTTTCTATAATATGTTTTTCTTTCCATTTCCAATCTCTATTCACATCTAATATTTCATTATAATCTTTAATAAAAAACTTTGACATTCCTTTAGCCATTGCTCTGCGTAATATCATAGAGCCATGATTGCTTTCTAATAAAACCATTTTAGGAAATATCTTTTCTAACTGTCCACATAAAGACCGACCAATTAATAATTCATCAGCAGGACTTGGTAAGTCAGGATTTATAACATGAGAAACATTAACAGAGTGCCAATCCATTTCGTCACCGATATGCACGACAGTATCAGGTTTATAAACTTTTTTTAATTTAATAAGAAAGGCAAAAGTATCTTGATGATGATATGGAAAGTGAGTATCCGAAATCACCAATATTCGTTTATTCATACAAATATATATTAATTATTTTAAATGTTTTGTATATCTTTAGTTGTGCAAAATCCGGTTGTATGTAAATTAGGAATTTCACTAGATGCTTTATTTACTTCTCTTAATGATATAATACATTCTTCCATAGTACTATATGGGTTTTTATGTATTTCAGTAACACAAGTTTTATCTAATGCTAAGTCTTGTTGTTGTAAACAAAATACTACAATAAGAAATACATTCATTTAATACTTAGTAATTTTGTAACAAATACAGTTATTGCAATTACTATTCCACCAAACAAAGCAACAGCTTTAATTCCACCTGCACCCATGTTCATTCTAGCCTTTAATTGTTCTATATCTTGCTTGTTTTTTTCAAGGTCTTTATGTATATGGTCTAGCTTTGACTCCATAACAGTTAATTTAGTAATTAAAACCTCTATTTTTTGATTGGTTGTTAATCTACTTAAATCAGGCATTATTTCATATTCGCTAAAGGATTGGTTAATGATTTCTGTATTTTTATATCAAGTGCTTTTTCAATAGCTTTTAATTCATCTTGAATTTCTCTACTATCTGCCTTCTGTCTATCTTCAACATCATTTACAATGGTTGTGATATGTCTGATATCGCCTTCTAATTGTCTTAAATCTATTTTTAAATCATTTTTAATATCTTTTGCTACATCTGATATAAGGGTTACTTCATCTAATATCATTGATAATTCTGAATTAATAACGGCTATTTGCCTATCATAAGCACTTAGGTCAGGACTTACAAAATTATCAATCTTTTTTTCCATAGATAGATATCTTTGATAAACCTCAAAAGCACCATATAAACCACCAATAAAGGTAGATATAGCGATAAGAATAGCAAATATCTTTCCACCCTTAACCTTTAATCCTGCAAATTCTAACTCTGCCATAATTACCTCGTATATTGGCTATTAATAAATTCGTTATGTTTATACTCACTACCACCAAATAATAAATAAGATGCCATATTATTATCACTAATAGTAGTGTCAGGTAAATAACTATTATTAAAAAAACCTTGCTTATCTTGTATGATTGAAGTTACATTAAAAAAGTCTTTAGTATTACCTAAGATTTGCATTACAATGAGAGTTCTAGTTTGATTATTCGTTTCATATTTTCCTTTGTCACCCATTTTATTGACAATCTTATTGGCAGCTTTTTGTTTTTGATTAACAATTTTACTAGGTTGTTCTTTGGTTTCTTCTTCAGGCTCTTTCTTATCTTCTGTGTCTTTTTCCTTTTGTGTTTTTATTTCTGTAGTTTCATCTATTTCATTCTCATCAAACTCTTGGACTTCTTCTTGTTCTGTTTCGTTGGTTTGTTTTATTTCTTCAGTAGCTTGTTCAAGTTCGACCTCTTCTATATTTTCGGTTTCAGCTTTTACTTCTTCTACCTCTATACTCTCTATATCGGACAAATCTAATTCCATTTCTATTGCTTCAATAGTTAAATCATTCATAGGCTCATTTATAGGCTCTAAAGTAAAATCATTAAAATCATCATTAACTTCATTTGATGCAAATATTAATTCAGCTACATCATTACTTTCTTGATTAAATTCTAATACTAAAAATTCTTCTAAATCTTTTATCTGTTGAGAAATAATTGTATTAACTACATTATAGAAAACATTAATTTGAACATCATCAAACAAAACTCCAACAGCTAAATTAATATCTTTGCCACCTATCTCAATAGAAAGAGTTGTAATCTTCCCTGCAAAATTAAAGTTACCTAAATACTCTTGATACCCACTACTTACACCTGTTGCAGATAAAACATCTGTACCATTAAAAATTTCAGTCTTTCCATTCTTGCCTATAATTTTCATATAGATACTGTCTTGTGCGTCTTGTTTATCTACTTCAATTATGTATTGAGTTTCACCACCATAATTAATATCTAATGATGATATATCTACTTCTTGATAAAAGGTTGTTAAGGTACTATCTGTAATTTCTGCACATCTATCTGTACCTAATTCATTACAATAACTACCGGTAGGCATTGAGGCAGAGCCTTCGCCACCCCAATCATAGTCCATATCCCCTTCTTTAGAATTGGTTACAAATCCATTATCGCCATCTAATAAATCCCCACTATCCTTATTTTCAACAGTAGTTTCTATAATTTCTGTATTAGTTATTTCTGTTGTAATACTCTCTGTGCAAAGACCTAGAGTTTCAGTAGTACATTCAGCTTTTAGATTAGAGTAGAAGCAAAAGAGCAATACCACTAAATATAAATTTCTTAATATCATTATGCTTAACCTCTTTTTTTTCTATAACAACAGGCTCATTTTCTTTTAATAACCTAGCTTTAACCATACTACCATCAGGAATTAATTCAGGGTTATTTTCCCATTCTGTTTTAGCATCTAAACCAATTGCAGAATTAATAGGTGGGAATGTGCCACTAGCCCACATACTGTCAAAAACACGATAGTCACTAGATAATAAACTAACTGCTGCAACTTTCATACCCATAGCATAAAGCTGTCTTGATAACTTAATAATCTCACAATTTTCATCTTTGATTGTAATGCCTGAACTAAAACCTAATACTTGTGTTTGAACTGCACCACTTACTCCTGTTTTACATATATCAGAATTAACAATATTTAATGCAGGTGAATTTGCTGTTGGTGGTGTTGAATTAGTAACTACTGTTGAACTTACAGTATTAGTATCTGCTGCATCTGCATATTTAAATGTGCAAGATACTAATAGTAATAAAATTATAAGGTATTTCATTTACCACAAATACATTTACCATTACATTTGCACATTATGTTTTAGGATTATCTAATTTAACTTTAGCTACTGTGTCTTTCCAAGTAGTAGTACCATTCAGTAAGTCTTTGTATTGCATATCCATTTGGTCTTGAATTAATAAATAATCATATGCTCTTTTATTTAT